AAGAGGTGGGAATTGAGAATTATAGGTGTCCATTCTATGGGTACCTACACTGGTGGCAGGAAGACCAAGTGCCACGCTATTCCAATAGCTCAGAACCTCCTTCGACCCGCGTTCGAAGTGGAGGGTTCCGTCGCACACTTCTTGTCCCTACCTTCTCTTTTCTCCTCCCCTGCCCTGCCCCTTAGCCAACCATTTCCTTTAGTCCCAGCTCAGATCCCAGAACTTGACCCCGCTTTTGAGGTTCTCGGCAAAATGGAAAATTCGACTAATTCATTTTCTAAATCAGACATTGTCCCGTCTCTTATTGCCGACGATCCTTTTCTTGCAGGAGTCACTCACGTTCCCGCAGACCTTGGTAAGAGGTCAGATGGCTCCGCTTTTCGCCAAACCATCGGTGGCATCAACCGTATGGTTGACGGGAGCAAGGCGAGTGACTTCGACGATCAGATTTGTCAGATGCTATTCGATGACGCCGTGATGATGGGGAGGCAACGGGCACTAGCTCATCCGCCCTACCTCCTATCTACGCACGACGCCATCAATGGTAATGCTTATTTCCAACCGTTATCGCTTTCCAAAACTCCTGGCCATCCCTTGAAAGAGTTTCTGCCCCCCGGTGTCAAAGGCCGTTCCACTTATCTTCCTTTGAAACCCGATGGGTCGCGCGAAATGTCTCAACAGCTCGCCGCCCTTCATGCAGAAACCTACAAGGCTCCTCACACCAAGAATCCTGCACCCCAGGTTTTCTCCTCATTCCTCAAGTCCGAAACTCGGTCGGGCACCATCCCAGCCGACGGCTCTTTGCCTAAGTTCAAAAAGCCTCGTATCATTACCGCCGCGCCATTGCATATGACGATAGTGATGCGAGAGCAATTTGGAGCTCTAGCAGAAGCCGACACCTTCAAGAACGGTTACCTTTCCGCGGTAGGCATCAACGTCTACTCGCCCGATTGGAACACCATGATTCTAGCTTTGCGCGCTATGAATGTTCTTGGCTTTGGTGGTGATTTCAGTTATTTTGACTCATACCTGAAAGAAAAGATTCTCCTCGCCTTCATTGCTCATTGCAATGCATACTATGGCGAAATCGGAGATCCTGCGCTACGAGCCTACTTGTTGCGTGCGTGTAAAGACGCCGTAATCAAAGTGGGTCCATATTTCATACGCAAGAACTTCGGTGGTACTACCGGAAATCCTCTTATAGTTCATATGAACAATTTTATCTTAGATTATTACCTCAAAGGTGCGTTTTTGTGGCTTGCCCGCAAATTCCAACCCATGTTTTTCGATACTTGCTTCTATCACAAGCTTGTCAAGGCATTTGGGATGGGAGATGAT